TTTTTCAATCAGCATATCTAAATGCAGACAACACAAATACTTATGGTCCTTTCGTTGCAAGATATCCTGGAGTTTTAGGCAATTCAATTAAAGTTGCTGTTTGTGCTAATACTTCAACTTTCAGTTCATGGACATACAAATCTTATTTTTCAGCTGCACCGGGAACATCAGATTATGCATCCAGTGTTGGTGGTTCAAATGATGAAATACACATAATTGTTATTGATGATACCGGAGATATTACAGGTTCTGCTGGAACAGTGCTTGAAACTTATCCTTTTGTTTCTGTTGCTTCCGATGCATCACAAAACGGACAATCAAATTACTATAAACAAGTCATTTTCAATCAATCAAAATACGTTTATGCAGTAGATCCTGTAGCTTACGCAACAACAAGTGCTACTTGGGACAAACCTGCAGCAGGCGCTTCATTTGCGAGACCAGCCACAAATCAAGTGGTTACAATGAGTGGCGGAGCAGATTCAACACCATCTGCAGCAAATGTACAGTCAGCATATGATTTTTTTGCAAACAAAGATATCATTGATATTTCTCTTGTTTTAACTGGTGATGCAGCTGTTGCAACACAACAATATGTAATTGATAATATTGCAAACGCAAGAAAAGATTGTGTTGCTTTTATTTCACCACGTTATTCTGATGTGGTCAATCAAGCTGGCAACGAATCTACAAACATTCAATCTTGGTTAACAAGTCTAGGTAGATCATCTTCTTATGTTGTTGCCGATTCTGGTTGGAAATATCAACTAGACAAATACAATAACATATATCGTTGGATACCACTTAATGCAGATGTTGCCGGACTATGTGTGTTTACAGATTCCATTCGTGATCCTTGGTTCTCACCAGCAGGTTTTAATCGTGGAGCAATTAAGAACGCAATTAAATTGTCTTGGAATCCTAGCAAAACTTTCCGAGATACATTGTATGCAGCTGGCGTAAACCCTGTTGTTTCTTTTCCAGGACAAGGAACAGTGTTGTTTGGAGATAAAACATTGCAATCCAAACCATCAGCTTTTGATCGAATTAATGTTCGCAGATTGTTTATTACACTGGAAAAAGCAATTTCTGAAGCTGCTAAATTCTCAATGTTTGAATTGAATGATGAATTTACTCGAGCTCAATTCGTTTCACTTGTAACACCATTCTTACGTGATATTCAAGGACGTAGAGGCATAGTGGATTTCAAAGTTGTTTGTGACACAACAAACAACACACCACAAGTTATTGATAGCAATCAATTTGTGGGTGATATCTACATTAAACCTGCTCGTTCAATTAATTATATTCAATTGAATTTTGTTGCTGTTGCAACTGGTGTTGATTTTAACACAATCGTTGGTGCAGTCTAATAAATAAAAAACGATAACAGGAGAAAACAATGGCTTTCAACGTAGCAGAATTTAGAGCAAATATGATTGGTGACGGTGCGCGTCCTAATCTATTCTCTGTAACATTATCATTCCCAACAGTAGCCGAAAACGGTGCTGCTGCGGCACAAAAAACAACTTTCATGGCAAAATCAGCACAATTGCCTGGTTCAACTGTTGGAAATGTTCCTGTTTTCTACTTTGGTAGAGAATTAAAATTTGCTGGTAACAGAAGTTTTCCTGATTGGACAATCACTGTTATCAATGATGAGGATTTCTTGATTCGTAATTCCATGGAATCGTGGTTAAATGCAATCAATAGTCATTCAGGAAATGTTCGTAATAGAGCAGCAAGAGCAGCAAGTGGTTATACGGTCGATGCTCTAGTCACTCAATATGGAAAAACAGGCGAGAACTTAAAAACTTATAAGTTTGTTGGTATGTTTCCTTTAGATGTGGCTCCTATTGATCTTGATTGGGGTTCAAATGATGCTATTGAAGAATATTCAATAACATTTGCTTATCAATGGTGGGAAGCAGGAACCACTTCTTGATTTATATTTGAGGACCTTTTGGTCCTCATTTATGTTTTTTTGATTTCGTTATTTAAGAGAATATATGGCAAATACAAATAAATTTTCACTTTTTGGTTTCACAATATCCCGTGATAAAAACGAGATAGAAACCGTTAATCAGCAATCTTTTGCTCCTCAAACGACAGAAGATGGCGCATTAACTATTACATCTGCCGCTTATTATGGTACGTATGTTGATTTGGATGGTACTGCAAAAAATGAGGTTGAATTAATTTCTCGATATAGAGAAATGGCAATGCAACCAGAAATTGAATCTGCGATAGATGATATAGTTAATGAAGCCATTTGTCAAGATGATGACGGTCAAATTATTCAGATTGTTTTGGATAAACTAAAACAACCAGAAAAAATTAAAAATGCCATTAAAGCCGAATTTCAAAATATTTTGCGTTTGATGAATTATAATAATATGGCTCAAGATATTTTTCGAAGATATTATATTGACGGAAGAATGTATTATCATATAATTTTAGATAAAGCTTCTCCACAAGAAGGCATCAAAGAGCTGAGATATATTGATCCAAGAAAATTAAGAAAAGTCCGAGAAATTAAAAAACAAAAAGATGAAAGAACTGGAGCCGACTTAGCAGTAACTGTTAATGAATATTATATTTACAACGATAAGGTTGTATCAGGAAGTTCTTCCAATTATGGTCCAGTTGGTATACGAATTACAACAGACTCTATAATTTCTGTTGTTTCGGGTTTAATGGATTCTCGTCGTGCGGTCGTTCTGAGTTATCTACATAAAGCAATTAAGCCTCTAAATCAATTACGTATGATAGAGGATGCAACGGTTATCTACCGTATATCAAGAGCACCTGAACGCCGTATTTTTTACATCGATGTTGGTAATCTACCAAAATTAAAAGCAGAACAATATCTGCGTGACATTATGATCAAGTACAAGAACAAACTTGTATATGATGCAAACACAGGTGAAGTTCGTGATGATCGTAAGTTTCTTTCCATGATGGAAGATTTTTGGTTACCACGTAGAGAAGGTGGCAAAGGCACAGAAATCACAACACTACCTGGTGGCCAAAACCTAGGTGAACTGGAAGACGTTAAATACTTTGAAAAGAAATTATATAAATCATTGAATGTGCCAGTATCTCGTTTGAATCCAGAATCATCTGGTTTTACAATTGGTAGAGTAGCAGAAGTCACAAGAGATGAATTAAAGTTTTCTAAATTTGTGGACAGAATGCGTAACAAATTTTCGGATGTTTTCGACCAAGCATTAAGAGTGCAATGTGTGTTGAAAGGCATATGTACCGATGATGAATGGAAAGTATTTAAAGAAAGCATCTATTACGATTTTATCAAAGATAATAATTTTACAGAATTAAAAGATGCGGAGTTGATGAAAGAAAGATTGGGATTACTAGGTGCAATTGATCCATACACTGGCCGTTATTTTTCTCAAGCATGGATTCAAAGAAATGTATTGCGTTTGACCGATGATGAAATTGCAGAAATGCAAAAAGAAATTGATGAGGAAAAAGAAGAAGGTTTAGGATTGCCAACAGAAGTTACCACTCAAGTTGCACAAGCGCAAATGATGGGTCAAGTGCAAATAGATCAAGCAGAACAAATGCCGCAAGATGGGGCACCAAAAAAACAACAAAATTCTAAATCAACTTCAAGTCAATCAAAACCAAGCAAATCAAAACAATCAAATGCAGATTTGACTTTAGAATCAACAAGTACATTTGCAAAATTGAAACGTATATTATAAGGAGAAAAAAATGGAAAATTTAAGAACAATTGTTGACTATGCAGATGAAGACCAAGCAAAAGAAATGAGAGATGCATTGTATTCTGAGTTGCAAAACCGAGTGATGGCTCATATTGAATCACACAAACAAGTCGTTGCATCAAATATGTTTGCTAAAAATGAAACGCCTGAAGAACAGAATTCAGAAACACAAAATACTTAATCGTTATACATATAATGGTATTAAACAAATAATATAGGAATAAAAAATGGCTAACAAATTTTCTTATCAGGTTCTAAAAGATGATACACAATTTGCAGTCATCAAATTGACCGGAGATTTTGACGGTACTGGCCAAGAGAATAACACAGCAAGAATTGCTGCAAACACACTTTATGGTGCTTTAGCAACAAACGGTTATTTGGTTGCAAATTCTCAAGGTGGTGCAGCGAATACGGCTCTGTCATATTACGGTTTGAATGTCAATCGTATATGGTATGATACAGATACCGGAACAGGAGATGTTCAATTGTATTGGTCGAATACAGCAAGTGCATTAGCAAATTCAGGTGTTCCAATTATGTTCTTACAAGGTAATGGCGAATATGATGCAGGTGGAAATTGGATTACCATTAGAAATACAGAAAAAACATCTTTTCATAATGGAGACATTGGTATAGTTACAAGAGGTCAAAATGCAAATTCAAGTTATACAATTATTTTAGAGTTGCGTAAAGAAAATGAATACTATCAGCGTGGTCAATTTAATGATCCTGCTGCGTTTAACTATGGTCAATATTCTATCCGTCCTTAAAAGGTAATAAAATGAAATTAATCAAAGAAGTTACCGAAACTATTAGTTATCTTTCCGAAGAAAAAGACGGAAAAAGAAACTTATACATTGAAGGTCCTTTTCTACAAGCCGAAGTCGTGAATAGAAATGGCCGCAAATATCTTAAAGAAACCATGTCAAAGGAAGTTCAGAGATATACAGAACAATATATTAATAAAAATCGTGCCTTTGGTGAACTGGGTCATCCAGATACACCATCAATCAATCTCGACAGAGTATCACACTTGACAACAAGTCTGCGTCAAGAAGGTAATGATTGGATAGGCAAAGCTAAAATTCTTGACACTCCTATGGGTACCATTGTTAAGAATCTGCTTGAAGGTGGTGCACAAATTGGTGTTTCATCTAGAGGCATGGGTTCTTTAAAAAATGTCAATGGTATTAATATAGTTCAAGATGACTTCCATCTAGCCACAGCGGCAGATATTGTAGCAGACCCTTCTGCACCCAACGCATTCGTACAGGGTATTATGGAAGGTAAAGAATGGATGATGGTCAATGGAATATGGACCGAGGTTCATCAAGAAGAAGCTAAACGCGAAATACGTAAAGCAACTAAAAAAGAAATTGAATCTGTAAGTCTGAAGATATTCGAAAACTTCATCAAAAAACTTTAATTATAAATATCCAATATAAAATCAAGGAGATTCTCAAAATGGGAAAATACAATCTGACAGAAGCCGCTAAAGCAGTTTTAGTTGAAGGAGCCAAAGAAAACTTTGAAGCTTCTTTAAGTCGTGGACATAAAGATGGTCCATCTAAACTACCTACATCTGTTGCTTATGGCACAAAAGATGTTGGTGAAGTTGCTGGTGTTGTTGACAAACAAGATGACGATAAACCAGATTATACAAAAGGCACACCAAGTGCAACACCTCCAGGTGCAACACCTCCTGTGGGCGCACAACCAGGTGGAAAACTTTCTGGTCCAGCAGATTCTCAAGGTTCAGAACACAAAGCTGTTCAACACGATGCTACCGATTACGCAGCAATTCGTGACAGAATCAAAGCAAGGTTAGCTCCTCAAATGTTCCAAGCAAATCCAGGAGCAACATTCCAATCTTATGCTGAAGAAACAGACTCGGATGATGAAGTTATTTCTGAAGCAGAAAAAGAAGAAGGTCATGAAGACAAAGCTGAAGATAAAGCAATGATTAAAAAAATGATGAAAAAAGAAAAAATGAAAGAGCAAATTGAACAAGATGTTGATGCTCTTCTTTCTGGTGAAAATCTTTCCGAAGACTTCAAACAAAAAGCAACAACAATTTTTGAAACAGCAGTTATTGCTCGTTCACAAGCAATTGTAGAAGATATTGAAGAAGCTCTTTACGAAGAATTTGAAGATGCTGTCGAACAAGTTAAGAATGAACTTGCCGTTAAACTTGATGAATATATCAATTATATGGCAGAAGAATGGTTTAAAGAAAATCAATTGGCAATTGAATCTGGTCTACGCACAGAAATCGTTGAAGATTTTATGTCGGGCCTACAAAAATTATTCACTGAACACCACATTGATATTCCAGAAGAAAAGGTAGATATTGTTGGAGAACTTACCAACAAGATCGAAGAACTTCAAGATGAATTAAATGAACAAATTCTTTCATCAATAGATATGAAGAAAGAATTAAACGAACACAAAAAATATGAGGCTATACATGCAGTATGTGAGGGCCTAACGCAGACGCAAGTAGAAAAACTAAAAACACTCGCAGAGAGTGTTGAGTTCACTACTGAAGAAGAATTCATTGGTAAATTGGAAACTATCGTAGAATCCTACTTTAAGACTCCAGTTAAATCTGCTGATAGTTCTGCATTGAATGAAGAAGTGCAAATTGAGGAAGACAAAAAACCTGAATCAGGTTTTGTTGATCCAGCAATCGCACAGTACGCAAAAACAATTTCAAAAACATTGGCAAAATAAATAAAATTTACCAATATTAGAAACTCACAAGGAGATAATAAATGTTTCTATCAGAAGAATTACAAAAAAAATGGCAACCAGTTTTGGAGCATCCAGAACTAGAGTCAATCAAAGACCCATACAAGAAAGCTGTTACAGCTTTAATTTTGGAGAATCAACAACAAGCCATGGCAGAAGCTTCTGGCCAGTTGAACGAAACAACTTATAGTGCTGCTCCAACCAATGTTACTGGTGCTGGTGTAAGCAACTATGATCCAATTTTGATTAGCTTGGTTCGCCGTGCTCTACCTAACCTAATCGCTTATGATGTTGCTGGCGTTCAGCCAATGACCGGACCAACCGGATTGATCTTTGCAATGCGTGCCAAGTACAATGCAATGGGTACAGCAGGCGCAGCAGATAGCAATGAAGCTTTCTTCAACGAAGCTAATACCATTTTCTCTGGTGCTGGTTCCTCTGGTAACCCTTACGGTTTCCGTGGTAACAACACCACTGACGTTAGAACAAATACAGTTGCAGACTTCACCGCTAACTCATACACAACTGGTATTGGCATGCCAACCAGCCGTGCTGAAGGTTTGGGTGCAGATACTGATACAGGTATGTTCAATCAAATGGCATTTAGCATTGAGAAGGTTACTGTTACCGCTCAATCACGCGCATTGAAAGCTGAATACTCACTAGAACTTGCACAAGACTTGAAAGCAATTCATGGTCTTGATGCAGAAACAGAATTGTCAAACATTCTGTCTACTGAGATTCTTGCTGAAATCAACCGTGAAGTTATTCGTACCATTTACACAACTGCTGTTGCAGGTGCTCAGTATGGTACAACCACCGCAGGTGCTTTTGACTTAGATACAGATTCAAATGGTCGTTGGTCTGTTGAACGTTTCAAAGGTTTGATTTTCCAAATCGAACGTGATGCAAACGTAATTGCTAAGCAGACTCGTCGTGGTAAAGGTAACGTCATGATCGTTTCTTCTGACGTTGCATCTGCTATGGCTATGGCTGGTGTATTGCAGTATACTCCTAATTTGTCAGCTGACCTACAAGTAGATGACACAGGTAATACATTCGCTGGTCTACTACATGGTCGGATCAAAGTATACATTGATCCTTATTTTGGTGGTTACACTTCTAACCAAGAATTGGTAACAATTGGTTATAAGGGTTCATCACCATATGACGCAGGTTTGTTCTACTGCCCATACGTTCCTCTACAAATGGTTCGTGCAGTTGATCAGTACACCTTCCAACCAAAAATTGGTTTCAAGACTCGTTACGGTATGGTTGCAAACCCATTCGCAGCTGGTTTAAATCCAAACAATGGTGCATTGAACGCTCGTTCAAACGTATATTACAGAATTTTCCAAGTCAAGAACTTGATGTAATTACGAAACCACCGCAGAGTGGTCTTTACAGAGGGTGCTTCGGCACCCTCTTTTTTTGCCTCCTAAATACTGATATAGGAGATTTAAATGACGGCATTAAATAGAAATCCAGAAAATTTAAATTATTTTCAACCCACAAAATTTTTACTAACATTTAGTAGAATTAGTACGGTTCAATATTTTTGTCAAGAGATAAACATACCAGGTGTTTCTCTTGGTGAAGTTGATCGTGTTACTCCTTTTTTAGATATGTACTCTCCTGGAACAAAATTAAAATATGACTTACTTGATGTAACTTTTACTGTCGATGAAGAATTGGAAGCTTGGAAAAATTTATATAATTGGTTCATTTCAATTGCTAATCCAGAAGGATTTGAAGGCAGAAAATCCACTATTGAATTACAAAGAAATAAAAACTTTTCTGATGCCACTTTAACTGTATTAAACGCATTGAATAATCCAGTTCTAAGAATAGAATATAAAAATTGTTTTCCGTTATCGATGTCGGATATTAAATTGGACACCAAATCTTCAGCAGATCAAATAATAACTTGTACTTCTACTTTTAGGTATGAATCATATAAGTACTTGACATTATAATTAAAATTTGTTATTATGTTATTTTGATACCATTTTAAACATTATGGAAACACTTGAACAAATATTAAATATGTGGGAAAAAGATTCTGTTATAGATCAAACAGAACCAAGTAAAGAATTATTAAAGATACCTGTATATCACAGTAAGTATCTTGGCATTCTCACTAAACATAAAATTGCATCCAAAAAGGCTCACTTTGATTATCTACGCATAAAAAAAATCAAATGGGAATACTTTACTGGTAAATTGTCACAAGAGGAATTGAATGAATATGGTTGGGAACCATTTCAATTCGCACTTAAATCTGACATTAATACATACTTAGAAGCAGATAAAGACCTTATCAAGTTACTTGAAAAGAAAGTTTATCATGAAGAAGCCATCTCGGTTATAGAATCTATAATGCAAGAGTTAAAACAAAGAACCTGGCAATTAAGAGACTTTATTTCTTGGGAAAAATTTATTGCAGGACAGTGATGAGTGATTTGATAATTAATAAAAAGAATGAGGTATACGCAAAGATAACATGTGAAAAACACATTTCACAGGAGTTGTCAATTTATTTCACATTCTTTGTACCTGGTTATCAATTTATTCCTGCATTTAGAAATAAAATTTGGGATGGAAAAATTCGTTTATATAACCTACAAACAAATCAGATATATTTGGGGTTGATTGATTATGTAAAACAATTCTGTGAAGAAAGAAGTTACACATATGAATACGAAGAAATAGAAGATGAGTTTAGTATATATCATGCAGATAAATTTTTCAATACACTAAATTTACACACACAAGATAAAAAAATACAAGTCAAAGATCACCAAAAAAATGCATTCATACATGCAATGCAAAAAAGAAGATCATTATTATTATCACCAACATCTTCTGGCAAATCTCTAATCATCTATCTTCTTATCAGACAACTATTGGCATACCAGAATTTAAAAGGATTGATTATTGTACCTACCACATCTTTGGTTGAACAACTATACTCAGACTTTACAGATTATTCATCTGAAAATGGTTTCGATGTTTCAGAAAACGTACATAGAATTTACCAAGGAAAAGAAAAAATTTCTGATAAGTCAGTAATAATTTCAACTTGGCAATCTCTATACAATTTACCGGAAGAATACTTTCACCAATTTACATATATAATCGGAGATGAAGCTCACCTTTTCAAAGCACAATCATTAACTAAAATAATGACTGCTTGTATCAACACAAGATATAGAATTGGTTTGACAGGTACTTTAGACGGAACTAAAACACATAAACTGGTATTAGAAGGACTTTTTGGACCAGTTAAAACAGTAACAACAACAAAAGAATTAATCGACAGTAAAGACGTTTCGGCAATCAACATAAAATGTTTAGTGATTAAACATCCAGATGATATTTGTGACAAAGCAAAAGATTGGACCTATCAGGAAGAATTAGAATATCTTATAACATCCGAAAATAGAAATCGTTTTATAAGAAATCTTGCCATAAGTTTGAATAAAAACACTTTGATTTTATATCAAATGGTTGAAAAACATGGAAAAATATTATATAATATAATTAAAGAAAAAGCAAAAGATCGTAAAGTTTTTTTTGTTCATGGTAACGTTGAAGCCGAAGATAGAGAAGAAATTCGAGCAATCATGGAGAAAGAAAATGACGCAATCATTGTGGCCTCTTTTGGTACCTTTAGTACTGGTATTAATATACGCAACCTTCACAATATTATTTTTGCTAGCCCTTCGAAAAGCAGAGTTAGAAACTTACAAAGTATCGGAAGAGGATTGCGGCAGTCAGCTGGAAAAGAACAAGCAATTATCTACGACATTGCAGACGATATCAGATACAAAAAAAGAATGAATTTTACATTGCAACATTTTATGGAAAGAGTAAATATCTACAATGAAGAAAAGTTTCCATTTAAAATATACAATATAGGATTAAAAAATGGTAATTAAAATACTAAGATTTAAAAATGGATTAGACATTGTTTGCAAATGTGAATTTTACGATGATGTAGTTGTGATTGAGGATGCAATGATGTTTGAGGTCCGAGGTGTCAACTTAGCTATGCAACATTGGGCCCCTGCTGCAATAATTAAAGAAAATAAAACACATGTAATGGCAGATACAGTTCTTTGTTTTTTTGAACCGACTGAAGACTTTGTGGATTATTACTCTGAATTGATCGGTAAAATGAATAATAAATTAAATGAATTAAAAAATAGAGATGAAAATAATAATTCGGAAGAGCTCTTAAAAGAAATTATAGAAGGAACTTTAAAAGGATCCTATGTACATTAATTCTAGGGGCTACATTGCGAACTGTAACATTTGTCAAGCCTTTTGTCAACAACTTTTTTGGTATACTTGAAATGAGCAAACGAAAACACTATATTAATAATGAAGATTTCCTTAAAGCCCTTACTGATTACAAAAGTCAGTGTATGGAAGCTGAAAAAAATAATTCACTCAAACCAACTATACCAAATTACATTGGTGAATGTTGGATGAAAATTGCTGAAGGTTTGTCACATAAACCAAATTTTATTAACTACACTTACCGAGATGAAATGATTTCGGATGGTATTGAAAATTGTTTAATGTATTTCAACAACTTTGATCCTAAAGTTTCAAAAAACCCTTTTGCTTATTTTACTCAAATTATTTACTATGCTTTTCTTCGAAGAATCCAAAAAGAAAAAAAACAATTGTATATAAAATACAAAAGCACTGAACAAATTGGTATTTTGGATGAATATGAAATGATGGATTTTGAAGATGGTACAAGTAAACAATTTGAATTGTATGACAACATATCAGAATTCATAGAAACCTATGAAGAAACAAAGAAAAATAAAAAAGTAGAAAAAGAAACGATCAAAAAAACAAAAGGTCTTGAAAAATTTTTGGAGGAATAATCATGATGATGAATACACAACTTGGTGCAATTAGAGGTAATCCTAAAGTTGGATTTACTTGTTCTTGTTTTGATTTGTTTCATGCTGGTCATGTAATGATGCTTAAGGAGGCAAAAACTCAATGTGATTATTTGATTGTGGGTTTACAAACCGATCCAACAATCGACAGAGAATGGAAAAACAAACCAATACAAACAGTTTTTGAAAGATATGTTCAACTTGTGGCTTGCAAATACGTTGATGAAATTATACCATATGCAACAGAAAAAGAATTGCTGGACATATTGACTTCTTATCCAATAGATGTTAGAATCATCGGAGAAGAATACCGTGACAAACAATTTACTGGTTATAATTTAAATATGGGAATTTACTTTAACAGCAGACAACATAGTTTTTCTACAACCGAATTGAGACACCGTGTATTGAATGAAACTAATAGAAAACTACAACCTATAACTTCAGTGCGAGACTTAAAGGAATAAATCATTTCTAGCACCAAACTATACTAAATAACTTATAGGAGGTGTTTATGCAAGAAGATATTTTTGAATCATTAAAAAATTTTAAATGTGATATAAAATTTCATACTGTTCCTTGGGGATCGTCTTTACCTGGCGAAGCCAATCATATGTATGGATTAAAAGGAGAAAATCATCCTTCATATTGGTGGCATAAAGAAGAAGCCACCAAAGAATATTATGAAAATAAAAGAAAAAGTGTTTTGGAGAGTTGGATGAATGATGACGAAAGAAGAAAACAACATTCTGAAAGAATGAAGGCTAGATGGAAATCTGGTTTATTAACATCCGAAATATCAAGAAAAAATGGCCAACATGGTTTAAAAGGTAAAGAAATACACAATACACTTGACATTGAATATAAAGGTGTGTTATACTACGGTTGGCGTGAATTGCAAGAAAAAACCAAAGTAACAAAACATTTATATAAAAAATATTATTTAAACGGAATAGATCCTGAATCCAGAATTGGATGTGACGGACCTAATAACATTAACATGAAAAAAATTGATAAGGAGGTGTCGGAATGAAAGTAGCAGTAATAACCGACCAGCATTTTCGGTGCCAGGAATGATTCCGTTCATTTTTTGGACTTTTATGAAAAATTTTATAATGAAACATTTTTTCCTACCGTAAAAGAAGAATCTGTACAAGCCATTTTGATTCTTGGAGATACCTTTGACCGCCGAAAGTATATGAATTTTTATACTCTGAAACGGTCGAAAGAAATGTTTTTTGAACCCCTTGCAAGCTTAGGATTGGATGTACACATTCTTGCTGGCAACCACGATACTTATTTCAAGAACACCAACGATGTTAATTCAGTTGATTTATTATTGAATGAATATGGTGCATCATTTAATGTGATTGACTCACCTACAACGATCTATGTTGGTCCACACAAAGTTTGTATGATGCCATGGATCTGCCCAGAAAATTATGAAGAAAGCATGAATCTGTTACAAGATACAGATGCTGAGTATTGTATGGGTCATTTTGAGATTGCTGGTTTCGCAATGTATCGTGGCATGCCAAGTGAAGGTGGATTAGATCGTTCAATGTTTCGAAAATTCAAACAAACATTTAGTGGACATTATCATCACAAATCAAGTGCTGATGGAATAACCTATCTGGGAAATCCATACGAACTAACATGGCAAGATTATAATGACGATAGAGGATTTCATATTTTTGATTTGGAAAAAGATGAACTTAAATTTATCAAAAATCCAAACAGAATGTTTCATCGAATTATTTACGATGACAGGGTGGAATCAATCAAAGAAATTGATGGTAAAGATTTAAAAGGTTACAATAACACGTATGTTAAAGTGGTTGTAATCAACAAAACAAACCCATATTTGTTTGACAAATTCATGAACAATCTTTATAATGTCAATCCAATCGATATTACTGTTGCGGAAGATTTTACCGAGTTGTCTGGGGATGGAGATGATTTAGTGGATCAAGCTGAAGATACCATGACAATACTTAACAAATATGTTGATTCTATCAAAGAAGATAGTATTGATAACAACAGATTGAAAATTATATTGAAAGAACTCTACGTAGAGGCATTGAATACTGAAAAATGATTTTATTTGAAAAGGTTCGTTGGAAGAATTTTCTTTCAACAGGTAATGTATTTACTGAAGTCGCACTTAACAAATCAAACAATACACTTATCATAGGGCAAAATGGTGCTGGTAAATCCACCATACTAGATGCCTTATGTTTTGGTTTGTTTGGTAAACCTTTTCGCAAAATAAATAAACCGCAACTATTAAATTCTATCAACAATAAAGATGCATTGGTTGAAATAGAATTTAAAATTGGCCAAAAACAATATAAAGTTGTACGTGGTATCAAACCAAACACTTTTGAAATATACTGTAACAATGTTTTATTGAACCAAGATGCGGCTGCAAAAGACTACCAAGAAGTCTTAGAGAATCAAATTCTCAAATTAAATTACAAGTCCTTCACGCAAGTCGTCATTCTTGGTTCAGCCTCTTTTGTTCCATTCATGCAGTTATCAGCTGCTGATCGTAGAACCATCATTGAAGATTTATTGGACATTCAAATCTTCTCATCAATGAATTCCGTGGTCAAAGAAAAATTATCCGAAATCAAAGAAGAAACTAACAAAGTTAAATATGCCATATCTTTAAACAAAGAAAAAATTCAATTGCAACTTCAAAACATTGAAGACAGTAAAAAACTTAATGATGAAGAAATTGCCAAAAAACAAACCGAAATTGAAACGTCAAATAAACAAATTGAAAACATCAATGAATCCATTAGGTTAATTACAAAACATGTGAATGAATTGACGAATAAAGTTGGTGATAAAAAAGAAAAATTAGAAAAGAAATCCAAAAATCTTTTTCAAATTAAGGGCAAGATTGAAACCAATATTCAAAGAAATGCAAAAGATATTGAGTTTTACGAGAACAATCATGATTGTCCAACTTGTAAACAAGCCATTACAGAAGAATGGAAAAATTCTCAAGTATCAGAGAAGTCTGAAAAAATAGAATCTCAAGAAAAAGGATTAGGTGAAGTTGAAGAAGAATTGAAAAAAGTCACCGGTGATTTGAAAACAATTTCTGATATTGTTAATCATATCAACGAACACAACAATGAAATTACTAAACACAATGCAACCATATCTGCAATTAATGTTTACATTGCAAAATTAAATAGAGAAATAAACGAACTTTCAAACAAAAAAAATTCTTCTGAAGGTGATAACCTGAAACTAAGAGATTTGAAAACCGATCTTCACATGTTAAATGAATCACACGAAGAATTAGTTGAACTAAAACATTATAATGAATTTGCCAGTTCTTTGTTGAAAGATACTGGTATTAAAACTAAAATTATCAAACAATATTTGCCAATAATGAATAAACTCATTAATAAGTATTTAACAGCAATGGATTTCTTTGTTAATTTTAACATCAATGAAAATTTTGAAGAAACGATTAAAAGCAGACACCGAGATGAATTTTCATATGCAAACTTTTCCGAAGGTGAAAAGATGCGTATTGATTTGGCTTTGTTGTTTACCTGGCGCCAAATAGCAAAGTTAAAAAATTCCACCAACACCAATCTTCTCATTTTGGATGAAGTGTTTGATTCTAGTTTAGATACTGTTGGTACGGAAGAATTTCTAAAACTCATACACGAAATGGGATCAGACACAAACATATTTGTGATATCGCATAAAGGTGATCAACTGTTTGATAAATTTAGATCAGTAATTAAATTTGAGAAAAAAGGTAATTTTAGCCGTATTGCAAAATAAAGGAAATAAAATGAGTGACGATATTGTACTATACAACACAGAAGAACAATCAAAAATAAAAAAGCCTCTTGTACAAATAAAAATTTTTGATTTGGTACCACCACAGTCACCTGTTCTGAGGCAATATTTGTCAACTTTTGATTTCAATAATCCTCCAGTTAATCCAATTGATTTTGCATCCTCACTTGTTGAAACTTGTAAGAAATATAATGGTTTGGGACTGTCTGCGAATCAGTGTGGTTTTCCTTATAGAGTTTTTGTTATGGGTTTGGGTGATGAATATGTGGCGTATTTTAATCCAGAAATCCTTAGTTATGAAGGTGAACATCATATGTCAGAAGGTTGTTTGTCTTTTCCTTTGTTGAACATTGCAATTACAAGACCACAAAAAATTAATGTTTCATATCAGGATTTTAATGGAGAAACACATACCAAAACATTTGACGGTATAACCGCAAGATGTTTTCTACATGAGCTTGACCACATGAACGGAATATTGTATACTGATAGGGCAAAACCACTGGCACTAGAGTATGCAATGAAAAAAGTTAAAAAATTACAAACTAAATTGCATAAAGCAGTAAAAAGTGGAAGATTAAAACCTGAACAAATACCAACTTTATAATGGCAACACCTGTAGAATTTGTTGATGAACAATGGGATAAATGGCAAAAAGAAAATGATGCCAGTCGCTTTGAACATATTGACACCAACTTTTTGAAAGAAATGTTGGTTAAAGATTTGACCTATGCATCAAGCATGGATGTCAAAGAATATACGTTATATCAAAAGTGGTGTGAAGTACAAGAAAAATATCCGACAAGAATTATGAATACTCTTTTCGGAGAAGAAAAACAATTAATAAATCCAGAACAAGAAAGTTTGGTTAAAAAATTAAAATCCAAATTTTGGATGCCACAATCACCAGATGATTATGAAAATCTTGAACCGATGCTCATACTTTCAAATGGTGATTTAGCGGAAACATGGAACACAGTAAGAACATTTTCTTCTACAATGAAGAACAATTCAAACATTGGAAGAAATCTATATTATTCTGTTCTTGATAAGAGAACGGAAAAATATTTGGGAGTTATTTGTATATCATCTGATTTCTTGGATTTAACGCCAAGAGATAAAGACATTGGATGGCCTAGAGAAGTTAAAACACAACAGGGTATGATTAATCATACAGCAATCGGATCAACAATTGTTCCTTTGCAACCTCTTGGTTTTAATTATATGGGCGGCAAATTATTGGCATTGTTATGTTTGTCTGATACAGTTCAGAAAGATTGGAAGGAAAAATATGGTGACGTTCTTGTCGGAATTACTACCACTTCTCTTTACGGTAATACTAAGTCCAATGGTCTATCACAGTATGATGGCTTGGAACATTGGAAAAAAATGGGTTTCTCATCTGGCTCAGTCGCCTTTGAACCAACCAGAAAAACAATGAAGATGATCTTTGAATGGATCAAAGAAAACCATACTAGAAAATATTTTGAATGGTGGGAAGCAAAAAACAAAAATGGTTTGCCTCTTAAAAGGGACCATAAAAATCGTTCTTTGCATTTTGCATATTCAAAATTAAAGATACCTAAAAATTTGGTGAGAGCAGAACATCAAAGAGGTATCTACTTTTCTCCTTTGTATAACAATACAAATGAATTTTTGAGAAAAGAAATTGGTGTTAATGATTTGGTAAAATCTTTTGACACCAGTGAAAAAACTCTCAGTGACTTGTGGAAAATGAAATATGCCAAGGGCAGAATTTCTATGTTAAAGAAAAAGAATAATGTTTCGTATGAAACTCTATTCTATGATGATCTTATCTACATGTCCTGGGAGGAAACCAAGGCAAAATATTTGCCTCAAGTTGGCAGATAATTAAAATATGCCAAAAAAACTATTGACATTGAGACTATATAAATGTACAATGTGAATACTTGTGAAAACAAGATTTTATTAAACTTTGTAATTAGGAGATTATTATGAGCAAACTTTCCGCTAAACAACGCATCTTGAACTTTCTGAGCAAGAATGATGGTTATAACACACTTTCTGTTGCACAAGCTCGTGCTCGGTTTGGAATTCAAAATGTTGCGGCTCGCATCGATGAACTTCGTCAAGAAGGTCATTGCATTTACACCAACACCAAAACTCGCGCAGATGGCAGCAAAGTGTCTGTCTATCGTATTGGCACACCAACCAAAGCAATGGTTCGTACTGCCCTTCGTGCAGGTTACAGTTTTTCAGCTTAATTAAGTTGAACTCGGGGAGTACACCATTGGTGTAACTCCCTTTTTTTTATATTTGGAGA